AGCCGTTGGCCATGCCGCGCAACAGCTGTCTGAATTGAGGCATCGACGCCTCGAGCTCGTCAAGGTCTTGCCAGCGTTTTCGTACCTGCCAGCGAGCCTTCCTGAGCAGATTGTCCTGATCGCGCCAATCCCACCACATTTCAGATCGGTGGACATCGGCCACACGATACGGGTAATCCAACGGGTCCTGCGCTCTCGCAACCTCGACCCAGCCTATTCCCGGCCCGACCTGCCCGGCATAGGCGTTGGAGACCGCGGTATCGGCGCGTGCCTCGCGCTTGGCCTCCGAAAGAGACTGGTTCAAGACCTCGGCAACGTCAGAAATATCATCGTCGTCGCTCTCGACCTTCACGTCGGTACGAGACTTCGCTTCGTTGCCAAGGATCGAGCGGATCACCCGGCCGATCAGGTTCGTCGGCTTGACCTCCGGCATGCCCTCGGCAATCAGGGCCTGCTGCTGCAGAGGAGTGAGCTGCTTGCCGTCCACATAGGCCGCCGCAAGGTCCGAACGCTCGCGCCAGATCGGCTGGTCCGCGCAATCAGCAAGAAGACGCTCAAGAGAATCGAGTGGATAACCATCGACCGAGCTGTCTCGGCTTGTGTCGACGCTGGTCCTGGCGTCGCTCGGCGTGATCGGCTCGATGTTCATGTTGTGGCGTATCCCATCATGCGGCGATATTCATCAATCTCCGCCCTGGTCGACTGGCTGCCTCCACTGATGACGCGCAACCCTTCAGCCCCACCCAAAACGAGGTATTGACCCGCTTCGCACGGGTGACTATATCGATTTTTGTCAGGAAGGTCGCGGTATCTTTCATCGCCGACCACTTTCACGCGCTTGTAGGCGTACCCGCCCTGCAGCCCTTTTCTGGTCACTTCGCACTGCGGATGGATCAACATCCCGGGCTCACCGTCGATGAATCGGTGCATCGGCGCACTGAATGCCTCAGCCCGCAGCACGAAGTCGTTGTTGCCGGGCGCAGCCTTGGCCTGGATCCCGATCGTCGCAAGCAGCTGGAACGCGGTGCGCTCCTCCACATCCCCGGCCTGGCGCTGGTCCCCCGCAGGGTCTCCCGCGATGTAGTTCACCGGCCAGCCCGGGTAGTGCTTGGACAGGAACAGCTTCAACTCATTGCCGAACCGGATGATCCCCGTGTCATCGGTGCACAACTCCCTGTGGTAGCGCCACTGGCCAGAAATCGTCTGCTGACCGATCAGCGCCGCCGGCGTCAGCCCAAAGTCCAGCCCGATCGACAGCCCCATCTCCTTCACCATCTCGAACGGCCGGCACATCTTCGCGTCGTTGTAGTCCGGATAGACGGGTTTGCCATCCCTCACGAAACCATACTCGTTGGCCAAGTTGACCCGAACCCAGGTCTCCTCCTTGCCCTGCGCACCCTTCAAGTAGTAGTCCACCGGCAAGTTCTTGACGTTCTCAGCCTCCGGGTTCGCACGCCACGGCTCATCGTGCGTGTCCCTCATCAACCCACCAGGCTGCTTGAAAAACGACCACCCCTCCGGCCTCTTGGTCTCCGCCATGGCGTAGTACCAGTGATCCGTATCCGGCGCATTCGTGTCACCAAATATCCCGTACCACGTCGGCGGAACCTCCTGCGGATACCGACCAATGCGCAAGTCAGCCATCTGAATCACCCCAAACGGCAACTCCTTGGCCTCCGACAACATCGCAGCAGTCAACTGCAAACCGCGCAACTTCTTGACGTGCTCCTCCCGATCGAGCGCCAAAAAAATTAGCTCCGACTGCACCCTCGTCGGCTTCCCCCCAGGTACTTCCGGCTGCAAATTGAAATCCAGCGTGTGCTCCGGCGGCTCCCGCCCACCCTGCACAAATCGGCCAAGGTGCTCGAACATGCCCAGCCAGTCCTTCGCCGTCGTCGACAACAGGTCGCTGTAGGTGTTTCGAACCGCAATCAGCCTCGTCTTCCTGATCCCCTGTCTGTCAGGCGCCTGCTCGATCATCACCTTGAACGTCTTCCAACACGACGCATTCGTCTTCGCCGACCCCAACGGACCCATGATGAACGACCTCTGCGCACGACTCCGCACATAAGCATCAAGCACCGGACCCTGCGGCTTCCAGCTGTACTGAATCTGACTCATTTCAAGAGGAAGAAATTTTTGGGTGAGAGTGGGGTGTTTGAAGGCCCCCCGGGTGCGCGCGCTTCGGGCATACCCCCCCGGGGTGTCGCGTTCGGCGCCATGCGTGCAAGGGTCATGGCGTAGTGGCCTGGCCGGCGGCGACGTGGCCTGACCAGCATGTTGTGTCTATCGATGGCGTTAGGGTGAGGTCATCGATGCATGTGCCAGTCGCAACCCATCTACTAGGCCCGCCCTTGCGTACCTGGCTGCCCTGGTGATCTTCGAGCCCTCTCCCATCGAACGAGAGTACCTGCCAGTGGCGGCCGGCGCATGGGCACTTGAATCGTATGCCTTGCGCTTGAGCGAACGGCATGCCCGTTGCCATGGTTCGCTGCCGGCCGGTAACCAGCTGGTGGGCTGGCCCAGGCATTGCAACATCTGCCCAGCGGCAGAATTCAGCATCGAGGTCTACGAGTCTCATATGTCCCCCGTTCCGCCAACCTTGACCGACTTGCGAGCCATGGCAGCCCGGCGCTTCGCCAAGCGGGTCGCATGGGCCGCAGCCTCTACCTTCGCCGCTGCCCTGGCCAGACGCTTGCGCTCCCGGTCTCGGGCCCGGATGTCGTCGGCGTGCGCCTGGCGGTACTTGCGCTGACGGTCGAGCGGCCGGGGCTTGTCGGCCTTTACCCAGTCGGCCGGCCGCGGCGGTGGCGTCGAGCTGGCCAGCGGCGGTGCCTGGCCGGGCCCGATGTCAAGCCTGGCGGCGGTCAGCGGCGGCGCGCGGCGCTTGCCCGTCTTGCCCTTTCCTGGCCTGGCAGGATGCGCCTTGACGCCTGGCGAATGGCCCGGCTTGGCCGGCGCGCGGCGCTTGTCCGCTACGGTCGGCCCGGTGCCAGATTTCCCGGGGTTTGACCCGCTGTCGTGGACTGAGAGGGCTGCCAGGCCAGCCCGGGCCGCCGAAGACTCGCGTAGGCGCCTGGCCACGTCGCACCGCAACAGCGGTGAGTGCTCGGCGTGGCAGGCCTTGCAGATCATGCCTCGATAGCCGGCATCGGCGGCGCTTCAGGGCTGCCGCGCCCCGTGTAGTCCTTGATGATGACCGTTGGCCTGCCATCAGATCCAGCGGCCGTGTCCAGCCCGTAGGCCTCGCGTTCGAGACCGATGCAGCGGAATAGGGCGTCGGCTAGGTTCTTGGCCACCGTCGTCCGAGCGGGCAAGCTGGCCACCAACGTGGCCATGTCCCGCAGAGCATCGATGGCCGGCTCATTGGGCCGGCTTAGGGCATCGTAGATCACGGCGAAGCGGTCAGGGGCGTCGATGGTCATGGCAAGCTCGGCCATGAGAGACGCCACGATGCGGCGCAGCGCCGCTATGTCCTGCCGGTGTTCGAGCCGCACCAGCACGATCTGCTTGGCGCCGGCATCGACAATCGCGGCGTCGCTGGGCGAGCTCGATTGCGCGTCGAGCCCAGCGGCCGCCCGCATTTCCGCAACTTCGCCCAATGCTGCCGTATCAAGCATGCGATTGGCTGTCTCGTGGATTGTCGCGGACAGGTCGCGCTGCCAGGCGTAGCGTTTGGCTCGGTTGTAGATTGCCGCTCGGGAGACGCCATACTTCCGTGCCATGGCGGTGATGCTGGTCAGGCCTGAACGGTAGTCTGGTTCGAGGCCTCCCCAATCTACCGGGAGGAGGTCGTTCGGGCCCGGTGCGCGGTGGCGGTTTTGCGGCGGGAGGGTGTTCGGTCGGGCCATGGGTTGGCAGTGTAACTGGCTGGCACGGCAAATAATGACGACTTTTTGGGTCAGTCCGTGACAGTTTTCGTCAGGCCCGGGGCCGCGTTTGGCATCGATCTTGCCCGAATGGCTCCATTCGGCCCTGGTGCGAATCTTGCAATGTCACTATTGCTTTATCAACCGTCCACCATGGATCAAGCCGTATGCGCATCTACTGCAACAACACCCACGAATTCTACACTGCCATCGAGGAGTGTGTGAAGCGTGGTTTGACTTTCGAGGCCAACGTCCAGTCGTTGACCATCCAGCTGATGGGAGGGTTCTGAACATGGCCGCCCGCGGCTCTGAGATTGTCCACCACGCTTGGGGTGGCACCACGTTCGCCGGCCTGGATGCGGTCAACCTGTTCCGGGCTGTGCACGTCGCGTCGGCCTTGCGCGTGTACGCTCGCACCGGCATGAAGATGACGCGCGGCGCAAC